ACGGCTACATATGGAAGAGATTTTACGCGTCCAATGCTTGCGCCATCGTTCAACGGTTCTTCGATGGGCAGAGTTTCCAAATCCGACACATAGTGCAGTCCAACCGCCACCTTGCTTGCAGCATAATCAAGCCCTATCTGCCCGCTAGATACCGTTTTGTTGGATACGATGATGCCATCGGCCAACACATCAACGTCTTCGCCTTCCAAATGGTCAAGACCTGTAATGGTTGTCGTGGCAACGCCATCATATAGCACGCCGCAATCGACAAGGTACGCATCGGCAAGATCGTCAGAGTTGAACTCATCGGCCATGTATTCGACATACTTCACAGTGCTGCCGTCAATGGTGCGCTCAACGATGAAATACGGGATATCCCTATCTCCTCCGTTGACACAGGTAACGCTCTTCACGCTCCCTCCGGTCGTGTGCCGGTGCCACCCGACAACCTTGTCGTCCCGCTTGTAGGTCAATGCCATCAGGGTTCCGTCAGAACGCACGCACCACACGATGGAGCTTGACCGCTGGATATCAATATCAACAATGGTATTGCTGCGAAGCAAGTGCTCTGCAAGAAGCGTCAGGTCCGGAGAACGGTAAGAGTCGTCGTCGTACAAATATGCGAATTCATGCAGGGCTTTACCGTCTCGCGCCACGAACAACACGGCATTGCCAACCTGTAAAGCCTGGATGTTCGCCCCGCCAACCGTGGTGTGCCGCCTCGCAAGGATCGCAGACGGCGTAATAGGCTCGTCCTGCCCCCCGCCGTTCATGAGCCATTCGCCGCCCGTGGTGCCGACGGCAAGCCCACCGCGAGCCGTGGTGAGCCACTTGATTTGGTTGACCTCGTTGGAGAGCGTTTTAAACGAGCACGCGTCCGAGTCCGTCACTTCGGCCTGCACCCTGAAGCTTGACAGGGCATCGGTTTCTGACAAATCGATATCGCTGTCGTTCGCCACAACAAGACGCGCTTCGTGCAGCGCGCCAACGGCTGGATATCCGGTCGTGTCGCTGTATTTACCGAGTTTCCATTGGGTGGTTGCCGAGGTCGGGAAACTACCAACCACAACCGTCACAGTGCAGTTCGTTGAGTCGGCAACATCGGTTATCTCGCCCCACTTCCATGCAGCCGAGTTGTAAATACGAACCAGCCGCCCGACATCGGTTGACAAAAACCCCTGCCCGTCATTAATGCCGTCTGCGGCGCTAGCCGTTACCGTAACGCTGCCAGTCCCCGCGGATGCGACTAAGGTTGTCGTGGTGCTGTTTAATGGTAAATACGGACCGTCAAGAAAGACCTCGTTGACAAACAACCATTCGGCCTCTCCGTACCGCTCCAACCTTTTGGTTGGATAGTCGGGGTGAAAGAACCACATAACGTCTGCGCTTTGCGTAATATGCAGATCGAACAGTTCGTCTTCCTGGTACGGGGTTGGGATTTCAAACACATCGCCGCTAAGCGGATACCACCAATCGGTTTCCGTTGAAGGGTTGTAGTTCAGGTTCGCGTCAGACAGCGAGTAATAATTAACGCCGCTATAAGATACCAAGGCTCCATGAGCATACGTGGTACCGCTATCCCATGCGTCCAAAGTCCCAACGGTCAACAGTGATCCGTCACGGCCAAGCCTGATATATTCCGGTCCAATTTCCAGAACATAGGAAATATCAGCAGAATACTCGAACGGCAAAAGCCGCTGTACTTTCGTAGCATCCTTTACGGGCCACCCGTAAAACGTTCCCGGTCTTGTCGTTGCCCCGCCGTGCGGATGAAGGATGAAGTTTTCAAGACGGGCGAGAGAGTTCTTGTATTGCGGAAGGTCCACGCGCCCGAATAGTCGTTCGGAGATTTCCCCGCCTGTGAAGGATGTTTGCCAACGCCAGATCATGTTCTCTCGCTAACGTAGGAGGTTGATTGGTACGGTTCTGTTCGGTCGGTTTGCGCGTTCAGGGTCTTCATCCGCGCCATGCGGGCATCGTACACGCCTCTAAGAGCGTCAGCCATTTTGTAGCTTTTGGCGACGATCATAGCGAGGTCAACAGACATCCTTGCGGCGAAGGCCTGCACAAACGATGGTGAAAACTTCGATGGGTCCTCGACACTGGCAATATAGAGGATTTTTACCTCTTCCTCGTCTGTCAAAAGCTTTTCGCCCTCAACCTCCCACGTTTTCCCAAATGTCGCCACCTGCACACTCTGCGCTGTCGATTGGTCGAGCATGGCATATTCGTCGTCCTGCATTTCGAGCACTCGCAGGCAATCGGACGGCAAAGCGTAGGCATACAGGTAGCCGTATCCCGGGGTTTCATCAAGCCGCGCCAAAATCGCCCTGCGCTTGCAGAACGTCCAAGCGTGCGCCTCCTGAATCTCGTCTCGCAACAGGCTATATATGGCCTTACACGCTCTTCCTTCTGCGCTGGCATCATCCATGGTTGCAATTCTGCCGCCGCCCATCATGCCTAATGCTAGATTGCAAATTTGTACGTCACTGGCCATGTATCACCGAAAAGTGGAGGCCGAAGCCTCCACATTGTGGGTTAACGGATGCCGTCACCAAGGTCTGTCAGGGTTTCCGGCTGTTTGTCTGGCTTATTTTCCTTCTTCTTGGTTTTGGCGGGTTCGCAACATGCGGGGCACTTCTTGCCGAGGATGTCGAACTCTTCTCCCGGCCTGCGACGCGCCCCGCCGATAAAGCACATTACCTTAGCTCTTACGCGCATATGTCACCCCTTACAGAGCGTCAGGATAGGCGACGTTGTACGGCACGTCACTGGTCAGGAAAGCATTGACCTTGCCAGCTGTAACGGCTTCAACCGCAGTGGTCTGCAAAACGCCGAGATACCGCTCGTAAGTGCCTTGAGGAAGTTTCACGGCGCATACCTGATACCCTTCGACCAAAGTGGCCTGCGCAATGGCTGAGGTGCTGAAATGGTACGTTGCGCTGCCGTCTGCGGCAATAGCGGCCTGGGCGTCGGAACACAGATGGAACTGCACGGTAACGCCATCGCCAGCGGAATCGACATCGGTGTCAACCTCGATGACAAGATACAGGTCTTCCCCAACGCCGGGGTTGCCAGGGACAGCGGTCATGTCAATGACATCGCCGATCAGATACGAGCCAGCCGCCCCCGTATTGAGGGCGGTGGCATCGCAAAATTCGTTGCGTTCGTCGAGAATCATATTTGCTCCTTTATCTTAAATGCCGGATTCGGTGTTCAGAATGGCGTCACAGCGTCGTACCGGGATGCCGTCGAACATGGTGACATGCTTGCCTGCTACCTGCTCCATGGTCAGCGTAGACGATGCCACTTTGTTCATGATCTGACGCCGCAGGAAACTTTTGACGGTGCGATTACAGTAGAAGGCAGGACGGCCCATGGACAGCGAGGGGATAATTTCCACAGCCTGGGTCATCAGGTCGATGAGGTCGGGGCCGGAAGAGGCGTTTTTAACCAGGTCTTCCTGGTCAATGTTGATACGGCACACATACCGCCAGTCCCGCACAGTCAAGCCGCAGTCCCAACGGTAATGGCTGCGGTAGGCTTCCATGCGCCCCCCGCTGCCGTCAACGTCCTCGATGGTAACCTGCCCCTTGTCCTCATGTTGCAGACCTGCCTTGGAGCCTTTGGGATAAATGCCGTGTATGGTGTTCGGGCCCCAAACGACAAGCCAGATAGAAGTGTTATCGGAGCCGTCAGGGGTGGCGGCAGAGGTCAGGATGTTGTCGCCGTTTTGTGCGCTCTGATCGTTGAACCGCGGGGAGAAGCCCGTAAAGGCTTCGGGTTCGGTGGACTCATTGCCGTAAAAGAGGGTGGAAGAAAACTCGTTATTCATCCCCTCGATGTGGGCGCGGTCCTCAGACAGCCGGAATGATGCGGTGTTCCCGTTCAGATCGGCAAGAGCCTTGTCAACTTCGGCATAAGCTTCGAGCATACCGCAGGTGTCGGTAATCTGCGCGGTGGTCGATTTTGTCGGCTGCACGCCACCGTACAGCTTACGCCAGGTCGGAGTCGGAAGACCGGTGCGGATGGTGGTCCGATGGCCGGTTGGGAGGTTGCCTTCAAGCCAGACCATATCCTGCAAAATTTCGTTGGTCTGGTTCAACATTTCGGCAATAGTGTCAATTTTGCCGTTGGGGTCCAGCCGCTTGGTTATGTCAAGCAGCGTCGGGTGAGTAGTTGCAAGTGTGCTCATGTTTTACCTTTCTCTCTGCCATCACGACAGTGAATATATGTGCGGCCCTGTCTCTCGACGGTCCATGTTCGTTATCAGTTCATGTCCGGATACAAAATGTGTTCTGGGGTCTTCTCGCCCCCGCCGACGCCTCCCTGCGGACTGTCCTCAGAGAGCTTCTCGCCGATTTTTGACAATAGCTTGACCAAAACGGGAGAATTCCCCATGCCAGACTCATCAAGCCACTTACCAACTTCCTCATCCGCAAAAGTTTTCAACGTCTGGTTGGCAAGCCGCAGGGCCTCATCGTACTTCTCTTTGCCCATCTCCGACGCCATCTGCTTGAGCCCTTCTTGCATCTGTGCATCGGCTTGTTCCCGCAATTTCTCCGGCAGGTTGCCCATCCGCTCCACGTCGAACTTAACGAGCGCATTCACCTGTTCTTGGGTCAATCCGGCCTCTTTCGCAACTGGCGCGAAGGCTTCAAAAGTGGTGCTATCAATTTCCACACCTTCGGGGGCCGTGTATTCCTCCGGGGCTTGCGGGCCTTTCAAGGCGTCCTGCAATGCCTCAAACGAGTCGTAGCCCTTCATCGACTCGCGGTATTCTTCCGGCAATGCGTCTGCCCAATGACTTTGGTTTTCGCCTCCCTGCTCTTGGCTAACCTCTGTCGCTTCCGTTCCCTGGTCGGTTCCGGTGTCAAGTGCTGATTCTTCGCTCATTAGTCCTCCATGGATATCTGTGTCAATTCAAGGCCGCGTTGCTCCAACTCAAGCAAGCCTTGATAGCTTCGTTTGTCCAGTGCGTTGAGGATCTTCAACCCGATAGCGCGCATCCCCTCATTGTAAAACGTCTGGCTGTTGCCGGTCATGCTCGGCTCAAATACGCCGCACTCACGAAGCAGGTCTTCAAGTACTCTTTGCCCGTGCGGTGTGGCAAGAAATGTGCGTCGGTAATCCTCACGCATCCTGCGGATGGCGTCCTTATCCATCAGTAAAGTGCCACAATATCAGTCGCGGTTGTGCCTGTTGACCACACTCGCGTTACTTCCATGCTGATATACCCATCGGTTGCAGGCCAAACAAAGGTGTCGCCCAAGATCGTGGTAATCTTTACCGTCCCGTAACCTCCTACCCATAGCGATCTTGCAGGCCTAGGAAGGTCGGTGTCGTCGGCAGGTGTTACGAGGAAGCCGCCTGCCCCTGCGGATATCGAGCCATTCGGTTGCATGTCTTCTCCTTATACTGCTGGCAATTTGTCCAACAGACCGTTTAATG